ATGTCGTTGTAGCTCTGTGCGTCGGCGAGCATGTAGGGCACGTTGGTCTTGCCGAACACGATGGCGCCGGCCTGCAACAGGCGATCGATCAGGAAGGCGTTTCCGGTGGCGATATTGTCCTTCCATAGCGGATTGCCAAAGGTGGTCGGCAGTCCGGCGACGTTGAACGATTCCTTGACCGTCATCGGGATGCCGTGCAGCGGTCCCCAGCGCTCGCCGCGCGCAAGGGCGGCATCGGCGGCGCGGGCGCGCTCGCGTGCCTGGTCGACCTGCCAGACAACGATGGCGTTCAGCGCGAGGTTATACCGTTCGGCGCGCGCCAGATAGAAGTCGAGCAATTCGACGCAGCCGATGCGCCGATCGCGAATTTCGTTGGCCAGTTGGGTTGCCGACGCGAACGCGCGATCGTCCATGAGCCTGTTCTCCTTGCGTCGTGACGCGACAGCGTAGCAGCTGGCCGAGGGCCGGCCAATCCTGGCGAAACCCGAGCAATTCGGCGCTAATTGCGGCTGCCGCCGGCTGCTAAGCTCAGCACCGGGGGCATGCGGAGCAACCCTCACACGTCGCGGAGAAGCCTCAGCCGCCGGAACCACCGCCCGTCGATTTTTCCCGCTCGGCTTTCAATTGTTCCTGTTGGGCTTGCCATTCCATGGAGCCGGGTGCCCAGGTGGGTTCGGCGCGTCCCAATGCTGCCTCGCGCTCGGCCCGCAGCTTTTCGGCCTGCTGGCGATAGAGTTCATAAGTGCCCCAGCTGTTCATATTCGGATTGAGCATCTCCAGGGCTCCGCTACAGGCGTCGACCTCATCGTCGTGGGCGAGTTCGGGGAAGCCTTCGAGGACGCGGAACAGGTCGTCGTTCCAGGGGCCGCGCAGGATCCTTACATTGCCGGCCCGGCACTGCGAGCTAAACGGTCCAAACCGCGTGCGCTTGTCGCCGCTCTCGGTCGCCGGCTTGACGGTGAAGCGGCTCAGCGCGCGCACCAGATGCTGCGCCTGGCTCTTGCCGGCCTGCCCTGGGTCCTGACCGAACCCGACTTGGACGCGCTGGCTATCTTGTGCGGCGGTGTTGAGAAGCAATCTCTCGACGTCGCCCGGGTTTGCCTGTGCGCGCACTACATGGAGCAGCCAGTAGCCGCCATTGCGGTCGCGGCCAAGCTTGATGCCGACCGTCCAATCGGGGTCGTTGAGCTCGGTCTTCTCGGTCGCCGCCAGATCCCAATAGCGCACGACCTCGAGATCGGGCGGAGCCTTCTCGACGATCGCGCACCATTCCCGCTTGAAATACAGCCCGGCGGCGGGCCGGATCTTCCAATTGCCGCCGAGCAGCCGCTCGCGCTCGAGCAGCGGCAATGACAGCAGACAGGCGAGGTATTCCGGGTTGATCTGCAGCAGAGCTGGATTGTCGAACACCGAGGCCGGGATGAAGGTGACGCTGATCGGCCGCGGCGGGTCGACACCAGGCGGCAGATCCTCGGGTGGCGGCAGGTGTTGGATCAGCTCTTGTGGCCGGTCGGCCCAGACGATCTGTCCCGCGGCGCGTACATAGTAACGCAGAACGCCGGCCCGCTCAGGGATAGGGAACCCCGTCTCCTGATCGATCCACCATGCCACAAACGCAGCGACCCAGCTGTCAGCGTCCGGGTTGCAAGTGGCGCGAATATACGGCCGCACCCCGCAAGTCGAGCGATTGCGGCTGACCAGGTAGAAGAACTGATGGGCGGTGAAGTGGGTCAGCTCGTCGAAGCAGATCAAGGTGATTTGGGCGCCCTGCCAGTCGTAGATCGTGGTGGCGAGCTGCAAATGTGAAAACTTGACCTTGCCGCCGCGCGGCCAGCGCCACTCTTGGGCGCGCCGGTACGGGGCACCGCCGAACTGCGGATAGAAGGTCAGGCTTTCATCCCACAACCCGCCGGGGTTGGTGATCTGTGGGGTGGTGCGCCGGAAGAAGACAGCGCTAAAGCCCGGCACCCGGCGGACATGGCGCAGCGGTTCGAGGATCAGTCCAACCGTCTTGCCGCCGCCCGCGGCGCCGCCGTAAATGCAGATGTCGGCGGGGGTTTGCAGAAACGCGGTCTGCGGTCCGGGTTGTGCCGAGATCATCGTCTTAGCGGCGATTGACATGGTCAGCCTCCGCGCGACAGCGGGTCGAGTAGGGGCTGCTGGCGTTGCCCGGCGAAGTATTTCTGTTGGGCATTTTGCAGCACCTGCGTCAGCTCGGGATCTCGACTGTTGTCGGGCAGGACCAGCACCACCTCCGAACTCGACGCGGCATCGGCATTGGCAGTGGGGCCGTCGGCCGCCGGCCGCTCGCGCCATCGGGCCCTGGTCTTCAGCCAGAAGATGATCGCCGCGATGTTGCCCGCCTTTGCTGCGGCGAACAAAGAGCCCGAAATCATCGCATTGGCCTCGGCGACACCGCGGTCGAGTTCATCGCGAAAGCGCTTGCGTAACGTCTTCGGGGCGCAGCCGAGCAACCGGGCGATGTCGTCCTGCGGGACACCGAGACCGGCCAGGTGCCGAACCTTCTCGCGCACCGCCTCAGTGACGACAAAGGCTGTTCTCGCCATCATCAGCTCCTGATGGATCGTGGCCGTCATTGGCAGCACGCTCGTCGAACGACTGACCTGAGGTCTGATGCACGGCAGGGCGTCCGGTGAAGAGCTGCCATCGCCGCAGGATGACATCGACATAGGCGGGATTGAGTTCGAGCCCGTAGCAGATCCGGCCGGTCATCTCGGCGGCGATCAAAGTGGTGCCCGCGCCGAGGAATGGGTCGTAGATCGCCTGGCTGGGGCGGCTGTTGTTGACGATCGGGCGGCGCATGCATTCGACCGGCTTCTGGGTGGCGTGTCCCCAGCCGTCTTCCCGCCGGCGATTGCCGAACGGATTGTTGTTGGGAATTTCCCAGACCGTCGTCTGGGCACGGTCGCCCTGCCAGTGGCTGGTCTTGCCGTCGCGCACCGCGCACCAGCAGATCTCGTGCTTCCAGTGGTAATCGCCGCGACTCAAGGTGAAATGCTGCTTCACCCAAACGAGCTGCGCACGCAGCTGGAAGCCGCAAGCAGCGAGCCCGGCGGCGACGATGTCGCCGCGCAGTGCACCGAACCAGACATAGGCGACATCCCCGGGGAACAGCGCATAGGCTTCGCGCCAGTCGGCGCGATCGTCGTTGAGCACCTTGCCCTGCGCCAGCTTGCCCCGGCTGAGGCCGCGGTGCGCTCGCCAGCTCGGGTCGTAGCCAACGCCATAAGGCGGATCGGTGACCATCAAATGGGGCTCGGAGCCTGCCAATACGGGCAAGACTTCCGCTGCGTTGGTGCTGTCGCCGCAGCCGATCCGATGCTCGCCCAACAGCCAGAGGTCGCCCGGCCGAGTGACCGGTTCTTCGGGGACTGGCGGGATGCTGTCGGGATCGGTCAGACCGCTCGACCCTAACTCCGCCAGAAGGCGAGCCAGTTGATCCGGCTCAAAGCCGATCAAGCCGAGGTCGAAATCGACCGAACCGATGTCGTGGAGCTCATGGCGCAGCGCCTCGAGATCCCAGCTAGCGCGCGCTGCCAGCTGATTGTCGGCCAACCGATAGGCGCGCTTTTCTTCCTCGGTCCAGCCGCGCGTGACCATTACCGGGATCGAGGTCAGCCCCAGCCTTATCCCCGCTCTCACCCGTAAATGGCCGACGATGAGCACACCCTGCTCGTCAACCAACGCTGGCATCGTCCAGCCCCATTTGATGATTGAGGCGGCGATTTTGGCTTCGTCGGCCTCGGTATGGGCCCGAGCATTGTTGGCGTAAGGGATTAACCGCTCGATCGGCCAGCGCTCGACCCGGTCGGCCGGCCACAGCCTTGCGACCGCGGAGGTCGCTTGTCTCGAAATCATTTCCGCGTTTCTCCATCCGTGCTCCGCAGCGCCAATTCGCAGCGGGTTAATCGGGATAGATAGCGGTCTATCGAGACTGGTACGCTTATAGCACCTCCCTTCTCCGATTGTCAATCAGAAAATTAGATTTCGCGAGACGATTAGGGTTGCACGTGTCGAAAAAAGTATCCTCGGCCGGGAGGGCTAAGATGCAGCGCGAGCGTCTGTGGGTGAGGATGCGGCCACACATCACCAGATAAAGGTTGCTACAACCCTCGGTATGGCGGTAAATTGGCGTTTCGCACTGGAGCGATAACTAGCTGAAAACAACTGAAGAATGGGCATGGAGGCAAGCAAAATCGAGATCATCGCCTTTTTTATAGACGGTAAATTACGCACCCCCTTCGGGCCACCGCGCGGAGAACCCGTTTCCCGCAACGGGTTAGAAGCAGTAATCTGTCGGACTTGGCAAGAGATGGTTGCGGGTTTCTGCATCTTTTCGAGCCGCAATCGATTTATCATGGTCCAGAATCACTCCGGAATGGCCTGTTTTCCGAGACGGGTTCGCTCCTGACTCCCCCCTCCAGCGGGGAGTCGGGTGCGAACCTGATTTTCGGGGCCGAGTCCCATCGATGGCCGTCGGGGATTTCGCCAACGATCGACAGA